CGTCGTTGCTGCATGCTTTAAAGCGCTTTATGATTTGATTAAAGGGTTTTGCATGTGCATATGGTCCTTAATGACAACTTCGCAAGTCGATTTAGTTTATAAGGTCAACAGAATAACTGTTTGTGACGACGATGAGAGGCCAATCAGCTTACGCCAATACGCTGGTCTTCAAAAGAATGTGTCAATACATGGACCCTATTCTTTGAAAGTGACCCCACGTCACGAAGCCGAGACTTTTGAAGCAATTTCTTATATATCTACATCACCTGATTTTATTAATCCTGAATACTCTGAGCTCCGGCTCCATGCGAGAAAATTCAAAGAGGTTGGTGTAAACGTCAATATGTTAATGAACTTTAACAAAGCAAATACTAGGTTTTCCGATAAAACGGATAATAATTTTAAGACTTTGATGGTTCGTGACACCCATGCCGAAACCAGGATTGATCCTGGACTACTCGATACCCTAAGGACTGGGGATGATAAGAGTAGAAATGCATTGGACATGATGAATATGATCGTGTCGAGAAGCGTCGGATCTGTCAACATTGTTGACATGAAAACGAACCTTCCTTTAAAATAACACCCGACATACTAGGCCGTAGTATGTTCGGGTATAGACACGGCGAAGTACCGCTTCCAATGTCAAAACTTGATCCCAAAAAGATCAAGAAAGACATAGAATTTCATGGATGCGTTATTTCAAGAAATGATGTTGAGATTCAAAAACCAATTAGCCGCACGCTCCCCATCTATTTTGTTGGAGCAGCCAACTACAGGCCTGACCCTGACTTTCCCCCCAATGTTGTCATTGGATGTTTGGCGAGAGTCGGCATGGATGCCCCTAAAGTAGATGGTCGGATCATGGCGGCAATAAAAAATTTTACCCTTTCATTCTGTCACCAATATTTGACTCCTCTCGATCCAGCGAGAGTTGACTTTTATACGTGGATTGAATCTACTCCTTATACTAGGAAAAGGAAGGATAATCTTATTAAAACATGGGAGGCTAACCCATCTGATGATCCTGGAACCGTTTCTGGTTCTACGGATAATAAGAGCTTCATTAAAGATGAAGCCTATCCGGAGCCAAAGGCTCCTCGAGCAATTAACAGTAAAGCCGATTGGTTTAAATGTTACTCTGGTCCCTTGTTCGGGGCCATTGGAAAAGATGTTTTTCAACTCGAGTGGTTCATCAAAACAGTCCCTGTGCGTGATCAACCTGAACACTTAATTAGTGTTTTATATGATCTTTTTAGTCCTATTTCAAATAATGATGCTACCTCTTATGAGGCACACTTTAAGAAAATAATAATGACGAACATTGAGTTTGTTGTTTATTTCTATATGTGTCAGTTTTCACCGATTTATATGGACAAGATGCACAAAATATACAAAGCCCTGACAGGCAAACAAACATTGTTTTTTAAACATGTCTGGCTCACAGTTCCGGCAATGCGTTGCAGTGGAGAAATGAACACATCATTAGGCAATGGTTTAACTACTGTACTTTTAGTATTGTTCATTGCGTGGGTAAGACAGGCAATTGTCAGGCTTAAAGCTGAGGGTGATGATAACCTCAGTGTTTGGCAGTTTGAAGATGCAGTCCCAACTGAACGGGACTGGGCCGAACTTGGGTGGGTCATGAAGGTTGAAAGACCTAATTGTATCTCATCCGCATCATTCTGCGGGAATATTTTTGATCTCGATGACCAACGTGTCATTGTTGACCCCCGCAATGCCCTGCTCGACTTCGGTTGGGTCCGGAAGGCATATGTTGGTGTAGGACCAAAAGTCCTTAAGCAACTTTTGCGATCTAAAGCACTCTCCATGGCACACCAATATAATGGTTGCCCCATCCTTGGCCTTTTTGGTCGCCACGTTGTTGGCCTTACGAAGGATGTTATAATGCGTAAGAGCATTATTGATACGATGAATGTGTACGATAAGGAACAGTACTTGGCAATTGTTGTCAAAGAACTTCCTCCCTATATAGAGCCGACTCCAGCTAGTAGGTTTCTTGTCAATAGCCTTTATGGAATATCTATTGACGAACAGATATGCTTTGAGCGTAGCATAGAAAAGATTCAGCTCTGGTCTGCTGTTGAACTCAACTTCCTAACGACCACTCTAACTGAGGAAACTTACAGTGATTACACTGCCCCAGTTGGAGAACCTTGGGTATATCCCAAACAAACAAATTTTGACCATCTGGAACAGGTCATTCGATCTTTTGGAAAGATCACCTCCCGCTTCGTAGACGACTTCTATGTTTAAGTGATGAGCCCTTGGCGGCCCATCTACGGACCTCATCAATGACGGTGGGGGGGC